TTAATACTTCATTTATTATTTTCAATAAATCTTTTTTCATATTTTAAAAACTCCTTTAATCTTTTTCCTATTAGCTTTGATGGATTTCCACTATAAACACCAAATTCTTCACAATCATATTGTATAAGTGTTTGTGCATAAATTGAACAACCCATTTCTATTGTTATATTTGGCAATAATATTGAACCAGTTCCTATAATAGAATGTTTTTTAATATGAATTTTTCCACTTAAAACTTTTTTAAAATCGTTTGGAATCATTACATTTGTCATTGACATTCCAGTATAATCATCAGAACTACTATACAAAGATACTCTTCCAGAAATACCCACAAAATCTTCTAATATAAATTCACCTTTTCCAATTAAAGAACTATAGCATCCTATGTGTACATAGTTTCCAATTTTCAAGCTGCTTCCTGGTGACAAAATACTAAAATCATCTATTCTTACATTATCTCCAATTTCAATTAAATGTGGAGAATATATAGAACATTTATTGGAAATAAATACATTTTTCCCAATGCTTTTAAATTTTATTTTAACCAATTGGTTTTTATTTAAAAACATAATTATTTTTTATATACTTTAAAATTACTTAAATCAGGATACAATAATTCTAAATCTTCATTATGATCTTTTATTCCTGCCATAAGACCTATTCCTTTAGCAGCTATTTCTGGAAGCATGTAAAAGTTCCAACCTGTCATGGTAAAATTATCATCGTGATAGCTACATTCGCTTCTTCCGCTAAATCTTGCTTTCTTATACCATTTATAAGCTTCTATATCGTCAGTTAATATCATCCCTCCTTTGCCAAGCTTTAAATGCTTGTGAGGACCACTAAAAGAAAGACATTGAGTAAATCCTTTTCTGTACATATTAGATGTAAATCTTAAAGCACTATCAAATACTTTTGTTCCTAGTAGTTGATATTCACCTTTTATTTTTCCTTCAACTTGATAAAATTCAACTTTACCATCAGCATGAATTATTTCACATGGAACAGATGGGTAAGTTCTAGATGGAATACTTATTTTTTTATCTTTTATGTTTTCATATGAAAGAGCAAGAAATAAAGCATTGCTACAATTATCAATAGCAACACAATAAGGAGCATTGGTATACTTAGAAACCAATAATTCAAAATCTTCTGTTATTTTATGAACACCTATAGCCATTATCTTAGTCCATTATAATAAAATATAGTTTCATCTGTTAAAAAAACATTTTCCTTTTTTAATTTTGAATAACACTGCATCCAAAACTGCCCATCATATGATGACATTGATTTATCAACATTATTAAAATAATCAACATCTTTTAAAATTTTTGTTGTGCATATAACATTGCCCATATCTATGTGGTCTTGTTTTGGTATGTGTGCATATATACGCAAATTTCCATTTTTATATATTTGTTTTCCAATTATCATATCGTATTGTTTATGCGTATCATAAAAAGAAATCATATTTTTGTGAACAATATTATCGTCATCTAACAAGTAAAAAAACCCGTTTTCAACAAAAGACATTCCATAATTTATTTTTGCTACAAAATTTTCTTTTATTTCATCGCAGTCAACTTCAGCAACAATTGTTGAAAAATTTTTATTATTATTAACTATTTCTTTTGGCAATTCACCCCAAGATTTAGTTTTACAAATTATCCAATTTATATCATTTCTATTTGGGATTGATTCTATTTGTTTTTCTAAAAATTCTTTTCTAAATAAAACAGTAAGTATATTTAATTTCATTTTTAGCTCCCTTTAATATAAAATACACCACGGTGTACTTATTAAATAAGGAGATTAATGTGAATATAATAAAAGATATACATGCTTATTTTTCTAATTCAAGCGTAGTAATTGTTGATATTGACAATACTATATTGCGTAATGGTATATACCCAATTAAAAAAGTTATTGATTATGTTAATGAGTTGTCAAAAGAAAACAAAATATACATTATAACTGGCAGACCTGAGTCGAATAGGAAAGACACAACAGAAGCACTTAAAAAAGCTGGAGTCAAATACAACAAACTTATGATGAATGGATTGGGAGATAGCTCAAAAGAACAGAATGAATCAAAAATTAAACACGCACAGAGCATTAAAGAAAAAATACTGTTTGCTATAGATGACAAACAATCTATGAGAAATGAATATAAAAAATCTGGAATTAAAACAAAGACACCAAAGAAATAATCAAGCAACAATACTCGCTATATCAAATCGCCTAATCAAACTATCTACGCCATACTTGCACATATAAATATCTCTTGTTTCTTCCATATTAATTCTATCAAATTTAATTCCAATTTCTTTAGACATTCTTATTGCTGCAAGAAGCATAATTCTTCTAGCTTTTTTTTGTCTATTCTTTTTAATTTTCATAAATGTTTTACTCTATATTTAAATTAATTTCTGTTTTATCAATAATCTCAAGATTTAAATTATCATTTGAAATAAATTGCTTTGTTTTTTCTAAAATTAAATTTGCATGATAATCATTTAAACAAAAAAATATATGGGCATCTTTTTTATTTTTTGTAATTCCAACTTCTGGTTGTTTGCAAAAAAAATCTCCAGATGTGTTTTTAATTATTATTTTCATATTGAGACTTCTCCAGGAACTCTTACATTTAAATTTCTATCTGGAAGTCTTACAAGGTCAGCTTTTACATAAAGTATATTATGTGTCTTGTGCCAATCAGTTGGATAAAAATTCTTAATTCTATTTCCTTGAAATCTTACTGGTGTTCCGATATATTTTGCCTGTTCTTCTTTAGTGTAATACCAAAAGCTATTGCTGTTCCAAAAAGATATGTGTGTTGGATCTTGAAAAGCACCTCTACCATCTGTTGATGGGGTTTGAGTTAAAAACCAACCCATTGGACACAAGCACCTATAAGATTCTCTCATAACATGAATTGGATCTCTTAAATGTTCTAGTGCATCATGTGCCCTTATCAATCCTACTTCGCTATCTTTAAAAGGCCAAGGATCGTTTAAATCGTGTATAATTTCTGCGTTTTGCATGTCTATTGACTTGTACCCCTTTGGAGAATTAAAACCTCCACAAAGGTCTATCTTAAGCAAACTATTAAGGTCGCACCATTTCTCAACTAATGCATAAATATACTTATCATGAATGTTTAATGTCTCTTCTTGAATAAAAGCATTCTTCTCACCATAACAGGTATTTTCTTTGTGCTTATAGTAAATATACAAACACTTATCTATATGTTTAACTTTGCCTTGTATGTATGTTCTGCAAAGAATATCGTGATCATCTAAAACTTCCATTGTTTCATTATGACCACCAATTTTATCATAGAAAGATTTTTTCCAAGCTCTCACATGATTTGGTGCAAACCAAATCTTAGAAAATGAAGCTGGATTTGGATCGAATGATATTAGTTCTAAAAGATCTCTTCCATAATACTTAAGCGGTCTATTTCTCCAGCCAAAATAGTTAGAGTAAACAAATGGTTCTCCATCAGCATTTATTTCTGCACAATTTGAATATGCAAAATCAATTGTCTCATCTGAATTAAATGCATTATATAATTCTTGCAAGCAATCTTCTGTTAGTTCATCATCATGATCTACTTCTACTAATATAGTTCCTTGAGATGCAAAGCACCCTCTTTTTTTAAAATGACCAATTAATTTTGAATTTGGATAACCAGAATAAATAACTTTTGGTTTAAAAGCCAAAGTTTCAATATCAATGTTGGCATTTCCATTAGGAACAATTATCCATTCAAAATCTTTAAATGTTTGCCTTTCTATAGATCTAGAAAGTCTAGCAAGAAATTGTGCGTTATGTGTTGGTGTTACAATTGAAAAGTATGGCATTATTTTTTCACATTAAAAAAGAATAGTTGAACCAACCTAGAAAAATCACCATACATAGTGGCAGAATGAATCATTTTTCCATCCCAAATAACTAGGCGATTATACACAGAACCAACTCTATCTACTAATTCCCAATTATCTTCATGCGTAAGATTATGTTGTGTATATATATCTGAATCGCTTATTCCTTCTCTATGTTCTAATGGGTGACTTGGTGGTCTTCTACACCCATATTTTTTATCTATCCAAAATGATGTTCCAGCATTTGTTGGTCCATCTTTTGTTAAATATACTGCTGCTGCATAGTCTTGTTGATCGCTATGATAGACTAAAGGATCTTTGCCTTCTGTTATTTGAAAAACGCCATTCATAGGTTGATTTAACCAATCAACTATTTCAACATTAAGTATTCTTTCAAATTCTTCTTTTACATAAGGAAATAAACATTGGGTTGTTCTTTTTCCTTTGTAAAATTTATTTTCTTCTTTAAATACAAATTCTTTTGTTGTTTCTACAATTGAATCTGGATCTTTATAAAATTCATCAACAATTACAACATGTGGATTTCTTTGATTAAACATGATTTCATCATTCATTTTTCCAAGTCCTTTCATCTTCTATATTTTCATTTTCTCTTACATCAATTGTTATTGATTCAAATATTGCAGAATATGGAATAAAAACTAAAACTTTACTGTAATATCTTGAGTCTCTTCCTTCGTCTACCTTAAACCATATTTCAATTCCAGACTTGCTTGTAGACAATCTTTTTGTTTTATTTCTTGTTGTCTGACAATCTATTTCATATTGTTTTGCTACTCCAGCATTCATTATTATTTTTTGCATTTCTTTATTTACAACTTTTTTAACAGCTTCAGTTTCTGCAACAATTATTTTTCTTTTATCAGAAGATAAGCATATATAAAGTTGTGATGTTGTTCTCACATCTCTTCCTGGTGCTTCTTGATGATCTTGTCCATTTAAAGAATAAAATCTCATTACTTCATAAATAATGTCTGATTTATTTTCACGACACTTAAATTGTGCAGTTTTATTATTTTTCTTACATTTATAATCAATCATTAGATTTCTATCTTCTTCAAGAGAAGCTTTTTCAAATTCATACTTAAATCTAAAATTGAGATAATGTGCTAGTTTGTCCGCTAAACTATTTCCATGCTCAATTCTTTTCATAATATCATCTGTTTTCATTTTTTTTACCTATCATTGCCTTTTTGTATTCATTACATTTTTCGGTTACAAAACTAAGATTCTTTGAAATATTAACTTTAAGTCTTCTTGTTTCAGAAATATAATATTCCTGCATTGTTTGCTCACCTTCCATAATCATTCTAGATGTTTCTTTTTCTTCGGCAACAGGCGATAAAGTAACATGTTTACAATTAGTTCCGTCTGTATTTAAAGTGTACATGCAATCAGCAACCATAGTATCCATCATATCCATATTTATTATGTCGCCATC